CACCCCCTATTCAGTTGTGATTTAAGATATTGCAAGGGTTTTAGTTTGCTAGGCTGTTGCCCTTGCTTTATCTTATGTACTTATTATACTCTCTAAACCGTGTATAGTCTATTGATAAAATGCACAAATATGCACCGCAAAAAATGTATATTTTGTACATTGTAAACCGTGTATATCATGGTATAATAGACTTGTATATTTATATCCTAAATTTAGAAAGAGAGGTTTTTATAATATGGCAGGTACTATAAAATATGACAAACTTTTAAAACTCATGGAACAAAAAGGACTTTCCACCTATAAAATAAGAAAAGAAAAAATCATTTCTGAAAGCACATTACAAAATATTAGAAACAACGGACGCATAACAACGGACGCAATAGCAAATTTATGCAATGCTTTAGACTGTCAGCCTGGCGACATCCTAGAATATATACCAGATATACCAAACGGAACGCAAACAGATCACGAATAAGATAGAATAAAAGCCCTACACAAATAAATGCAGGGGCTTTCTTTTTTCACAAAGTATGCTATAATAGTTGCGAATAGGTAAAAGTGACTTTTGTACGGGGACTTACAAGGTTTTCACCTATGCCCCGCTCCGATTAGTTATCGGAATTAGCTTCTATGGCTTCTTGTTCTGTTGCGTACTCGATGCCATCCGCTTTTCCTATGTAACCGTAATCGGTGTACATTGCGCCACAGTTATTTAAGATATTGCAAGGTATTGAAGTTGACCGCTTGTGCCTTGCTTTATCTTATGTACTTATTATATCGCTTTTAAAGGCGATAGTCAATATACAATATCGCCAAAAAGCGCGATATATTTTTGTGTATTTTGTCGCTTTTTAAGGCGATATTTTTATGATATACTATACTTGCTATTATTATACTTATTAAATAGGGAGATTTTCAGCTATGCCAATAAGCTACAACAAGTTATTGAATGTATTCAAAGAAAAAGGTATCACTTCTTATACCATTACAAAAAAAGAAAAGCTAATAGGTCAATCCACATGGAAAAAGATACACGAAAACGGACACATAGACACTAGAACTATTGAAGCACTATGCAAGTACCTAAACTGTCAGCCTGGCGACATCCTAGAATATATACCAGACGGAACACAAACGGATCACGAATAAGATAGAATAAAAGCCCTACACAAATAAATGTAGGGCTTTCTTTTTTCACAAAGTATGCTATAATAGTTGCGAATAGGTAAAAGTGATTGTATACGGGGACTTACAAGGTTTTCACCTTCGCCCCGTTCCGATTAGTTATCAGGATTAGCTTCTATAGCTTCTTGCTCCGTAGCGTACAAGATGCCATCCGCTTTTCCTATGTATCCATAATCGGTATACATGACCATCACCCCCTATTCAGTTGTGATTTAAGATATTGCAAGGGTTTTAGTTTGCTAGGCTGTTGCCCTTGCTTTATCTTATGGTTATATTTTACACTATAACGTTATGTTTGTCAAGCACTTTTTGAAATATTTTTCACTTAATAGTTATATTTCTTTTTATATGGTTATAAATATATTGACTTTTCAAGTGTTTTCTTATATTATATAAGTACCAAACAAGAAAGGCGGTATTGTATGCGAAAAGATGAAAATATAACAAGAGCCAAAATAAAAGCGTTTCTTGCGTCCAACGGCGCAACATTAACAGACGTTGTAAAAGTAATGAACGAAAGACACCCAAACGAACCAACGACACAACAAAATCTTACTAATAAATTAGCAAGAGAAACAATCAAATTTTCGGAAGTTATGGAAATAGCCGATATATTAGAACATGATATTGTATTCAAAAAAAGAAACGGATCACAATCCTAATAGAACCATACCAAAAACAAGCCTACACCTTTACACGGTGCAAGGCTTTTTCTTTTGCTCTGAATGTCCTATATATAGTAGAAACGCAATCAATCTATTTCCCACTATATCAATATGAATTATGATAAATAGGCAGATTGAAACGCTCCACCTTCCACTACTGGACACAATACGGCTATCAGGTTACACGATACCCCTAAACCGATAGAAACGGCTTTAGAATAGAACCGCCACAAATACCCATGATGGAACACGGACACCACCGCCACACGGAACACACACAAGCCATTTAGAAGCCATAATGCAAAGATGGAGCGTACCCACAAGTACACCCCACATTTACAGAAGGCTATTTTGTTTTTTGTTCATGGATTTTCACAAGTTTATAGAACGTAGTCCGTTTTAGTTGCATATCGTCCATACACTTTTTAGCTGTGATTTTCCCTTGTTTCCATTCTGAATAGTAAGCGTTCCATTCTTTCGGAAACTCCGCTGAAGGTCTGCCGGATGCTCTACCAGTTTTAGAAGAAACCTTTTTACCGTTTATCACTGGCATAGCTGCTATTCCCTGTGCTTGACGTGCTTTAATATTTTGTCGTTCTTTCTCCGCAACATATGAAAGTATCTGTAAAGTCAGATCAGCTATAAAACGATTGTCTAAATTATCTTTAGAAACGCTTGTGTCAAGTAATGGCATATCCAGAACCTTTATATTTGCCTTTAGCGTATGCGTGATATACTTCCATTGCTCTTGAATTTCTGTATAATCCCTTCCCATACGGTCAATAGAATGGATTACCATTAAATCACCCGCATGTAGCAGAGGTGCATTGTATTCAGTTCCCACCAAACTATTGTAGCCTTTTCTATTGAAGTCTTTTCCGCTTTGCTCGTCCACAATGATGAAACGCTTGTCAATACCCATTTCCTCAAAATCTTTTAACTGCCTTGCTAAATTCTGCTCTTTCGTGCTTACCCTTGCATATCCGTATATGTTCATAATCTCAATACCACCTTTCCGAATATCTTATGTTCTTATGATAGCATATTTATTCGTAAAGGTCAATAGTATTTGCGAATATATTCGTATTTATTCTTAAACCCTTTTGGACACAAAATATAGCCATTTTCGCCACTTTCCGCACTGTTCCTAAAGCTACACCTTTACAAACAGAAAAAAGCATTAGAAAACTACCTCCCATATGATACAATGGCATAAAGGGAGGGTTAATCATGGAAACTTTGATAGGATTGATTGTATTTGGGCTTATAATCGGAATACCTCTATACAAAAGAGAACACACATTCAACAACCGCATATCACCACCTGGATATAAAACGGATTATGGTGCTATGAACCATGATCTAACTACTGGAATGTCTAAGAATGACGTAAAGGACAAATTTAATCGTGGTGGTTATGATGTTCCTGATCCTTATTCCAAAAAGAAATAATCTGAAAATATGGGGGTAATTTTAGAAGTCGATTAAACCAACATCCCGCCAAAATTGGACACAAGGCACTCATAAAATTTGAGTGTCTTTTTTGTATGCTCTGAATCATACAATATGGGGGTAATTTTTCACTGTTCAATTCAAGACAATCAATTTTCATGATATGGGGCTAATTTCCTACTGCCATCATATGAATTTTTACAAGCGTACATCAAGTACGGCTGTTATAAAAGTATGGGGTTAAATTGAAGTGTCCTCGCTCTGGATACCATCATAAATAAGGGGTTAATTTACGAACACTTTTTTGACCGCTGTTGTCCATGATGGACAATTCCCCAATATGGGGTTAAATTCCCATGAATCCATGCAAATTTTAATCCCTACTATTTCAGTGGGTTTATTTTCAAAAACAGGGGTTAAATATGGGATTAATTATGGTATGCTTATTGTACATAATCTATTATTATATATGAAATGTTTGCATAATAATTTCCTATACAAATTTTCCATAACTTCACAACACAAAATATGGGGTTAAATACCTACCAGAACACTAGGGAAATAAAGGGTTAAAGGTCGCATATCAGTACCTTAGAATTATCAGAACATAATAGTCAGTGTTCGTAAATTCCACATTTTAACTTTTGCGAACATGGGCAAAATTCCATAATCAACTCTATATGTATACTCATTACAAATTAGGGGTTAAACATATCTACACAATAGTACATCTGATAACGCAAATATTCATATAGGTGAGGGATTACGAATACCCTACTCCATATTTTGTAGAATCAATTTTATACATCCATATTCTATAAACAGGGGTTAAATTTTATATTCACATATAGACACACTACCTTACAGATAAAAAAGGGTATCTCTACCAGAAAGGATTTCCATAAAATAATGCGTCTGTATCTGAATACAAAATAAGGGGATAACTTTTTTATAGTCATCCCCGAATTATTATAAAATTTAATAAGGGGTTAATCTGCCTTATTGTCAATCAATTCTTTTAATTCTTCTTTTGTATCTTTATTATCATTACCATCTGAATCACTATCAGGGGTTATTTCATCATTTTTTGAATCTTTGGACGCTGTAGCATCCTGTTCCGCTTTAATTCTCTCTGCTTCTATACGCTCCAATTCCAAAGCTGTATTAGTCGTATATGGAGATCTGTCTATAATAGTCTGACGTGACATAGCACCACAATCATACTGCATTTTCATATTCTCCATATCAGCTTTGTTGTCTACTGGACGGTTTACATTAAAGGAAACATTCACACTGTCAAATACTTCATCCGATATGGGGATATTTTTCAGTTCTAAAAGTTTCCTGATATAAGCCAACCTAATAAAGAATCCTTCAAGCAAACTAGCAATGTACTGTCTTGCGATATTATCCGTCTGTTGATATAGCATAGTGATACTTGTCTCTGAAACATTTGCTACGTTAGACTGTCCTAAAATGGAAGAGGGAACACAAGCAACCGCATAAAACTGTTGAATGATATAATCAAGTTCAAGTTTGACAGAGTTTCTATCCATGTTAGCATTTGCATACTTAAACTCTGAACCATCTTCAAGATTCAATACAGTTCCGGCGATATTATTAGGAATAGAAGAATCTATGCGCTGTCCACTCACAACACCTAATGGATTTAATGACAATGTAGTTACTGCATCATCCAATTTAGAAAGCAGATTTTCAATCGCATCCATAAGGGGTATCAAATCCAGAATGACAGGATCGCCAAATTTATCATACTTTGCTTTATCCATGCTACTATACCAGATTGGAAGTCCTGTCAGATTCACTCTGGTATCTATAAGTTTCCTATTCTCATAAATTTCTACTTTATCAGGATAATACACTACATAATGATCTGCTCTTGTATCTTCATCTTTCCAATATTCCACAAAATTTGTATATACTCCATTACTATCATATATGGGGTAAGAATCCTTGTTCCTAATAATCTTGGACTGAATATTGTCGTTTTCGTCCATGTATACATATTCAAAAGCGTCACCATATGTAATCAAATCTTTGGTAACTGCCAAATCTACTTTAGTATAGTTACCTTTCTTATATATCTGATTCAGATATGAAACAAATTCCTTGTCACCAGTGAGAGAAACAGGATTTCCGCAAATATATGATACATGGAATTTAATAATACTTTTCAAAGTCTGCAATATAATTTTTGCCGTTTCAAATGTCTTTTCCTTAAACTCAAAATTGGGGCGAGACAATACCTTATGTTCCCTCCGCAAATATTCATCAATCGTATTGATACGGGAAATTCTATCAGTATATTTATTTTTCTTGATTTCAGATTCAAACCAATAACCGCTTAACATTCTTCCTCCTTCCGCTGTCCTTCCTACAGCCGAATTTTTGAATAAACCTTTTATATAATCCCCAAATCTTGTTATGGGGTTATGTTTTGTTCCAATCATTACCTATCCTTTCCATGCCATATGCACTGTTTTAATCGGATTCCTTCAGGTAAACTTTTCTTTTCTGTGATTGCTTTTACCGCTTTATCTTCTAAGCGTCTGCGTGAATCATATGCCATGTTTTTATTGTCATAATCAAAGATATATTCCTTTACCACACTTCCCATATAAAACACGCTCCCACCGCTATTGACATAATCAACCATAGCTTTATCCAGAATCTTTTTGTATTCTGCGTGTTCCATGTTATTATTTCCTTTCAAAAAATCTCTCTGTATGCGTTTTTCAGTGGACTATATGTAATATAATCCACTTGCAATTCCTTCTAACGTCATACAGAACGCCAAAACTCTATCGTCTTTTGCTCCTACTACCGCCTGAACCTTACCATTATTATCAACTTGGAATGATTTCATTTCATTAAGCAAACCCTTTGAATTTATACAAACTTCTCCTTTTTCAAACAGTTCAACAAATCTGTTTATGATAATAGGTCTACTTTTGAGACTTGTTTCAAATCCAGGCTTCTTTCTCATTTTGCCTTTAGCGTCATAAGATTTATACTTGTACAAATTTATGTATCTATTATTGGAATCATATAATTTATCTACAACCGTATGACCAGCGGATAGTTTTTCTATTACAAGCAAGCAAGTATTGTAATACTTTCCTACAGCCCTAACAAGTTCCGCAAATTCATAAGGCTTGATTTTATTGTTTGCAAATTCAAAACATTGGAATCCATCTGAATCCACAATAGAAATAACGCTGTTGTCGCTACCGATTCCTTCTCCAGTATCAACTCCACCATAATATTTTCTGCCTACTTGGGGATATTTCCATATTGTGATACTGTTTTTCCATTTTCTAAAAATAGGGGGTAATTTATTCGGCAATTCAAGTTTAGGGGTATCATCAACGAAATTAAGACGTGATTGTATGAGTTGTAAATCAAAGATATTATTCCCAGATACAATGAAACTCTCCATTGCATTAGAGGGGTATTCCTGACGGAATTTTTCTAGTCCAATATTTGCTATTTTCATCCTTCGCCACATCAATTTCATTAAGGCAAGCGGATTCTTGTCACCTTTCATTTTATAATACAACGCCAATTCCTCCTCATCCAGATCATCAACTGTAAGATAACGTCCGTTCCGATTTTTATAAATCTCTGAATTTTCCTCATAGTCTTTCGCAAACAAATATTTATCATCTAACCACGAAAAGAAGAATGGCTTATACTGTGATTCATGATTAACTGCTTGCATCCACATTTCAAACCAACGGTTCATACCTTTACTTGTTGATTCAAGTACCATCTGACCATCAGGGCGCAATGCGGCTTCAATAGCAACTAACTGATTTTTTAATTTCTCATCATCCATAAATGCTACTTCCGTTAGATGAACATATCTTAATGTGCTTCCTCTTGCTGCATCTTTTGAACCACATACACAACAAATAATTCTGCTTCTATTTTCAAGTATGAGTTCTTTCCTGTTATTTGCAACATCCTTTATCTTTACTGCCGTACTTAGGTCATCATACATAGCTTTTAATTTCTTAAATACAATATCCACTGTATCAAGTGAATAACTCATAATCATACATACCGTATCTGGCTCTGTGTGTGTCAGGTATAGGGAATATGCCAATGCGAAAGATGTCACTCCCAACTGCCTGGATTTTGCCACAAGGTTGTATTTACCAAAATTCTTTGATAACAGCTTTTGATGGTATGTTGGTTCGAACGGCACTTTATGGCCTTCCTTGTCAACGATAACGCAAAAATACTTAATCCACAAAAGAGGATCGTTTACAATACGTCTTATTTTTTCTTCCTTGGTCATTTCTCACCACCTTTTTTTAGAAACTAAAAACCACATAATAGGGGATAAGCCTATCATGTGGCATATATCTTAAATAAAACCGTAATAGTCATATTTGGTATATAACAACTCATATAGCGATTTTATTCTTCATAGGTATAGCTGTAATCTTCCCCATTATTTTCCAGCTCACTGTCTGGAATCTTGTTTAATAATTTCGTCAGTTCATTTTCTTTGTCTTCTTTGAAGAAATCCTTTGAAAATTCCTGCCACGCCTTAAACGCCTGGACATTGCCGCCTAATGCATCCTGATAATACTTATTATACAGTTCTATTTCTTTAGCCTGGTGCAGGCGTTTCATTAGCCATTTAATTGCGGTCTGGCATCCCTGCTCCATGATATATCGTTTACATACCTTTTCCGTAACCGAGTCTGAAAAGCATTTATATCTGCTTTTCAAATCCTCAAAATCCTTGACGGGTCTTTTGTCCGCCTCTTTTAGGTATTCAGGGCAGTAGAGGTACATGATATAATACGCCTTCATATCCGTGCCAGTTATTTCTTTCAAAGTGGCGTAAATCGACTTCTCTTTACTGACTGACTTGCCCCAAACGCCATTACTGCTTGATTTTTCGCCTTCTGTTTTCTCTCTTGCCATGTCTTCCGCTTCCTTATAACTCTAGCCATCTTCGGTTTTCTTCATCATACACAGATATATTACAGGTATCCATCTCAAAGTATGTTGAGCCATTCATTATTCTTGCCCCATTCACTTCACCAATAGGCTTTACATCTGTGCTAAGCCCTGATAATTCCAATACACGGCCATTCGCTTTTTCTCCAATTTTACTTATTGATACCATTATTTTAATCCTTTCTTTATGATCACCACTTTACAACTTTTTGAAAAATAAAATAACGCACAAGGCACTTTCTCATGTATAATAAGTTTGCATACAAAACTATACGAAAGAGAGTGATCTTGTACGTCAGACTTATTATACAACGAAAATAATCTAATTGGTAGACTGTACCG